GTGCGCCTTGGGCGCTACAAGGCGGCTCAGGAGGAGGTATTCCCCCGCATCGTGATCGGCAGCAATCCCGGAGGCCCGGCCCACAACCTCCTGCGGGACATCTTCATCGAGCAAGCCCCGCCGATGCACTTCTTCCACGACAAGACGACCAAGACCAAGAACTCGCCGGGCTGGAGGAGCATCTACATCCCCGCGAAGATGGACGACAACCCGCATTTGGATGTGGACAGCTATGAAGGATCCTTCACCGCCCTCTCCCCCGAGCGGGCCAAGGCACTACGGGACGGCGACTGGGATGTGGTTTCGGGAGCAGCCCTATCCATGCTCGACAGGGGGAGGCACATGGTGCGGAGCTTCAAGCCCCCACGACATTGGACCCATCTCATGGCTATGGACTGGGGCACAGCCAAGCCCTTCTCCATCGGATGGTACTGCATATCAGAGGGAGCAACTCTGAAGGCCAAGGACGGCTTCCCGGATGTCTATTTGCCGCCGGGCGCGAAGATCCGCTTTGCCGAGTGGTACGGCTGGAACGGCGAGGCGGACATGGGGGCGAGGATGTCGGCGGGGGCCGTGGCGCGGGAGATCCTGCGCCTTGAGCATGAGATGGAGCTACCGCCCGTGGACATCCGCGTGGCCGACCCGCAGATGTGGGCAAGCCAGGATGGCCCCTCCCCCCAGGACAACATGAGGACCGCCACCGGAGGGCGCTTCATCCTCCGTCAGGGGCGGCGGGACCGGAAGGCCAACTACACGACCATCGTGGAGCATCTCGTCGGCGAGCAGGCCAATGACGGGGCGTACCACCCGATGTTCTTCGTGACCAAGAACTGCCAGCACTTCTGGCGTACTTGCCCCGGTTTGACGCTGGATGAGCTTGAACCCGACAAGGGACCGGCCACTCGGAGGCAGGAGGACCACGTTTACGACGAGACCGGCTTCGCCTTGAGCGCCCACTCTCGGGTGACCACCGAGAAGGACCGCGTCAACGACGAGTTGATGGAACTTGCCCGCGAACTTGGGGGCGTGGTATCCGATCCCTACGCAGTCAGACGCAGGAGGGCGTGATGGCGGGCGAGACCACCGAAGCAGTCAGGCAAGTCGTGCGGTCCATGGATGGCGAATGGACGGCCCACGACGTTGCCAAGATGATCCCCGGCGCGACAATAGCGCGGGTTTCCTACGTCCTGAACTTCATGAAGTCGCGCGATCTCATCCGTCGCGTCGGAGGCAGGATCCAGAACAAGACCTTCGTGGCGATCTACGTCACGGTTGAGCCTGATGAGCCAACTCCCAGCATGTCATACGAGGAAATGGACGGCATCTTCGCGCGGCGCATGGGCAACCGGCGCTACGAGGACGTTTCCATCTCCATGACGGGGAAGTTCAGCCTTCTCGGGGCGTATAGGTGACATGGACATCAAGTTCTTCGCGCCTACAAAGGCTCCCCACCCGCTGGGCGAGAACCTTGCGCGCAATTTCTGCAAGGGCGAATACCTTGCAGCCCACGGAGAGCCGCTCGCTAGCGTGAATCTGCACTACGGCATCCTCTACGGGGGTGCCGAGATGCACGAAAAAGCGCGCCAGGAGGGCAAGCACTTCGTCCATGTCGATCACGCCTTCTTCGGGCGCAACGAAGACCTCTGGAAGGAGCATGGGTACTTCCGTTTCTCGCTGGATCACCAGTCCAACGGGCAGCGCCAGACGTTGGAGGTGGATCGACCTCGCTTGGCAGCCCTTCAGTCGCGTGGATTGCTGAAGCTGGAGCCGCGCCAGAACCTCCAGAAGCGCCAGTTGATCGTCTACCAGCCGCCAAGCCACTTCATGGTGGAGTATTTCAAGCTCCCGGCTGATTTTGACGCCGGATGGCGCGCGGAAATCCGCACCCGCTTCCCCGGAATGATGGTCGTTACCCTCCACAAGAGCCCGAAGGACGAAACCTTCTGGGAGAACACGGCAATCGTGGCCTCGTTCAACTCCGGTCTTGGTTTCGAGGCGCTCAGAAGGGGAAAAGAAGCGATCATGACCGCTCCGCACGCAATACAGCGGCATGGTGTGCCAAGCACCCTCTGGCCCTACATGCCGGGTGACCTGACCGACCTGAAATGGGCGGAACGTCGCTTCGAGGCGTTCTGCACCATCGCCGGGCGCATGTGGAACTTCCAGGAGATGCGAAACGGCAAGGCGCTTGAGCATATGCAGCGCAATGGAGAGATCCCGTGATCAAGGCGAAGTCCGCGAAGGCCAAGGGCCGGAAGCTGGAGCAATGGATCGTCAAGCAGTTCGAGTCTCTTGGCCTCACCGCTCGTCGGCAGCCGGGATCGGGCGCGTTTGACGCATTCCCCCACGATGTCGAGGCAGTCCTCAAGGACGGCAAGCGCGTCCTCGTAGAGGCCAAGCAGCGCAAGAAGGATGCATGGGCTACCGGAGAGCGGTGGATAGGAAGCGCCGACATCCTTGTCGTGCGGATCGACCCGGAGCCTTTCAAGCCCGAGAACGAGCCGCGCGTCTACATGAAGTGGTCTACTTTCGAGAGGCTGGTCAAGTGACCCAGGTGATGACCACGGCCCGGCTGATGGGCTACCGGCGCATGGCTGACAAGAGGCGTGGTCGCCGCTGCGGCAAGCTCCGCATCGAAGGCAACATGCACCCCTTGGTCCGAGAATTCTTTGAACTGGTGAACAAGGACGAGTTCCTGACGATGAAGTCGCTCCGGGACAAGTCCGGCCTTGAGATCGACACGATCAGCCAATGGCGATACCAGCACTCGCCGCAGCTTGTGTCTTTCGAGGCGGCACTCAACGCAGCGGGATATGAACTCTGCATCCGAAGGAGGAAGCAATGAGCAACCTCGCGTACTACAAGCAGATGCACGCCGAAGGGAAATTCCCCGGCCATTCCACCGAGAAGTGGAGCGACCAGATCGCGAAGATGATCAAGGAGTTCAACATCAAGACCATCCTTGACTTTGGCAGCGGCAAGGGGATGCAATACACGGAACTCAAGCTGCATGAGAAATGGGGCGTGGAGATGCCCACCCTCTACGATCCTGCCGTGCCGGGCTTGGACAAGATCCCCAACATCATGTTGCCGTTTGACATGGTCATCTGCTGCGATGTGCTGGAGCATCTTGAGGACGAAGAACTTCGCCAAGCTGTGTTCAACGCCACGATCCGCGCGCGCAAGTTCTGCTTCTTTGGCATCGCGACCTTCCCCGCCAAGAAGACGCTGCCAGATGGGCGCAACGCACACCTGACGCTCTGGTCGCAGGATGTGTGGATGCGATTCATCGCGGATGTGCGCTTCCAGGGGGATGCGCTCGTCCGGGTCGAGTTCGATGGAGGCGAGGATGGACGTTGACCCACTCCCATACTGGATAGGCTTCGACGCGCGCGAGGTGGATGCGTTTGATGTCTGCTCGTTCTCGGCCCAGCGCAAGAGCAGCATTCCGCTCCATGTCCGTGCGCTCAATCACAAGCAACTGCGCGCGCGTGGCATATTCTCTCGCGAATGGGGCGTGAACCCGAAGACCGGGCAGATGTTCGATGTCCTTGACGGGCGTCCCTTCTCGACGGAGTTCGCATTCACTCGCTTCCTCGTCCCCGCACTCCAGAACTACCAAGGATGGGCGCTCTTCACCGACTGCGACATCCTCTGGCTGGACGACATCGCTGGCTTGTATGCCGAGCGGGACGACAAGTTCGCGGTGCAAGTGGTGAAGCAGAACCACATCCCGCAGAACGACATCAAGATGGACGGTCAGGTCCAGCAGCAGTACCCGCGCAAGAACTGGTCCTCCGTGATCCTGTTCAACTGCTCCCACCCGGCCAACAAGTACCTCACGCCGAGCTACGTCAACACGATCCCCGGCAAGGAGCTGCACACATTCGCGTGGTTGCGTGACCATGAGATCGGTGACCTGTCGCCAGGATGGAACTTCCTCGTCGGACACACCAAGCACACGGTGAAGCCGCGCGCCATGCACTTCACCGATGGCGGGCCATGGTTCGAGCATTTGCGCGACGTTCCATTTGGCGGTTGGTGGACGAACGAGTACGACCACATGATGAAGACCAAGGGGAGGTTCGAGTGAAGAAGGTTGGAGACTGGTGGCTGCCGGAGACGGACCACCATTTCGTCGGTGATCTCAGCCAGTACCAGATGGCTGCGTATCAGTCCGCCATGAAGCATGTGAAAAAGGTCGGCACGGCCATTGATGTCGGCGCGCATGTGGGGATCTACTCCGCTCGCATGGCCGCGCAGTTTGACACGGTGTTCGCCTTTGAGCCTGACTCGGCCAACTACGCCTGCCTTGTCCGCAACACGCAGGCCCTTGGCGTGCAGCAGGGCGAGCGCAAGTTGCAGTCCGTGATCCCGATCTACGGTGCCGCTGGCGCGCAGCGGGGCATAGGCTCTGTGCGCGTGGATGCCATCGCCAACACCGGGGCGCGTGGCTTTGAGGTGGGCGGGCATGGGCGCGTGCCGATGTACGCCATTGATGAGTTCAAATACACACTCCTTGGTCTGGTGAAGATCGACACGGAGGGTTTCGAGCATCGTGTGCTTGTCGGGGCTATGGAGACCCTCAAGCAGCACAAGCCGGTCCTCATCATCGAACGCCCCAAGGAGGACTCGATCAACGTCCTTCGGCTGCTCAACTACAAGCTGGTGGATGTCGTGAACAAGGACAGCATCTTCGTGGAGAAGTCCCAATGAAGCGCAAGGTCATGGTCGCCAGCAGTTGGTCCCCCGCTGGCGAGGAACTCTACGGCAGGCGTTGGCTGAAGACGGCCAAGCAGTATTGGGGCGATCTGCTGGAGCCGAACGTCATCACGGACACCAAGCTCGCCATGGATTTCGGCTTCAAGGGGTTCATGGAGCGCCACGCCGCCCGCCGCCTTGACCCCTCCCAGCCGGGCTATGACTACCGCCAGGATCTGCTGCGGTTCGCCCACAAGGTCTTCGCGCTCAAGATCGCGCTTCAGGAGGCAGAGGATGACGGGTTCGACTGGCTCGTTTGGCTGGACGGCGATGTGGAGACCAAGGCCCCGATCACGCAAGCCTTCCTCGACGTAATCCTCCTTGACGACCACGACGGAGTCCTTCTCTCCCGCGCCCAGAGCGCCCCGCATCCCGAGTGCGGGTTCATGGCCTTCAACCTCAAGCTCAAGGGCGGGGACTTCCTGCGGAAGTTCGTGGGGATGTACCTCAAGGACGATGTCCTGAAGCTCTCGGAACTCCACGACAGCTACGTCTTCATGGTCTGCGTCATCGCCCACATGGAGCAGGAGAAGAGCAACTGGCACGATCTTTGCAGCATTGGGGATGGGCCGTATGGTCTGGACGCTTTCGAGGCGTCGTACCTGGATGGGGTCTTCGTCCACAAGAAGGGCAACCGCAAGTTCGGGATGACCAATGCGGAGATCGTGGAGCGGCTGCTCGCCGGTCGCCCCCATGTCCGAATCAATCCCCGCGATTTTGACGGCGAGGTGCCAGAGGACGCGGTGCCGGTCATCGACTGCGACAACGTGTCGGTCGAGAAAATCCGCCGGGCGTTGCTGGCGGTAGAGGACAAGCCGTTGATATTCATCGGCTTTTACTCCTCCGACGAGGATGGCAAGCACATCGACACCTCCCGCTATGGCATCAATGCCGTGCGGACGGACACGATTGCCTTTGAGTCGGTGGAGCGGGCGGTGGATGGGCTGGGGTTCGTCCATGTCGCCGTGACGAGGGATTGGAAGGACATCCCGGACGACCTTCCGGTGTTCCATGTGCGGCAGATGGCTCAGGCCAAGAAGGAGCAGATCAAGGCCATCACCAACAACTCCTACCAGACCAACATGCTGGTGCAGACGCAGAACTGCGTCCCGGAGGAGACCATCCGCGCCAACATCGTGGCGAACCTTGCCCAGATCCCGGAGTGGGTGCGCTACAGCCGCCACCACATGAAGCGGGCGGTCATCGTCTCTGCCGGGCCGTCCCTCGACCTCCCCGAGACCATGGATGCCATACGCAAGGAAGTGGAGAGTGGATCAATCCTCTTCTGCGTCAAGCACAGCCACAACAAGCTGATCGCTGCCGGGCTGGTGCCGTGGGGGTGCGTCCTCCTCGACCCTCGCCCCCATGAAGGCATCTCCACCCATGGCAAGCCCCGCGCCGAGCTTCTCCCGGCAGCCTATCCGGGGGTGCGCTACTTCTGCGCCTCCATGGTGGATCCCTCCACCGTGAAGCGCCTCATGGACACGGGCGGCAAGGTCTACGGGTGGCATGCAGCGGTAGGCGCGGATGAGAAGTCCGTCCTCCCGCCCGAGCATCAGAAGTTCCTGATGGGGGGTGGGTCTTCTTCTGCCGGTCGCGCTATGATACTTGCATGGCAATTCATGGGCTTCCAGTCCATCGGCCTCTACGGCTTCGACTCCTGTCACCTTGACGAGAGCAAGCTGGACAAGGACGCGCGCCACCAGGATGGCACACCCAAATACATCCTGATGGACATGGCGGCTGGAGGCAGGAACAAGAGGTTCTGGACCGACAGGGACATCCTTTGTCAGGCGCAGGACTTCACAAGGTTCTTGCAGGAAAGCCCGTGGATCCAATGGGACGCCCACGGTCCCGGCATGGTTGCGTGGTTGTGGGAGAACACGCGCGGCAACTTGCCGAGACTTGAGGAGACCTACGGATGAACGACCGCAAGTGGCGAGGGGACAACGAGAAGATCCGGCGCAAGAAGCGTCAGGCCCTCAACGCACTCCTTGTCAACATTGCGGACAGTCTCTCCGAGCAGGAACGCGAGTCCATCGCCCAGGTCTGCCTTGAGGACTTCAAGTCGGACATGGAGAGCCGCACCGAGTGGGATGCCATGCATGCCGACTGGGTTGCGGTCTACAACCAGCAGGATGCGCCGATCAACCGCCCGTGGCCCAACTCCTCGGACGAGAGCCTTGGCCTGCTGACGGAGGCTTGCAACAGCTTCCAGAGCCGCGCCTACAAGGCGTTCTTCGCGAGCCGGATGCCGGTCGCCGCGATCTCGACCAACCCCTCCATTCCGGGTTCTTCCGAACGCGCCAAGAGGGTCAGCCAGTTCCTCCAATGGTCGCTGTTCTTCAAGGACCAGACCTACAAGGAGGACAAGTCCGCCATGCTCCTGCGGGTCGCGGTGCATGGGTCGGACTTCACGAAGACGTACTTTGACCCGGTGATGAACAAGATCGTCACCCGCGCCGTCCGTGCCGAAGACCTCTACGTCCCGTACCACATCGGGCCGATCAACATCGAAGATGTGCATCGCAAGACGGAGTTGATCCACATCAACCTCAACGAGGGCCGCATCCGCGCCTCGGAGGGCTACTTCCTATCCCCGCCCGAGCCGATGATGATCGGGCAGTTGTCGTCGCCCATCCAGGAGCAGAACGACAGGGACAACGGCATCCATGCCTCTGCCACGCAGAGCGAGGACATGGCCCAGATCATCGAACAGCATTGCCACCTTGACCTCGACGGGGACGGGATCGCGGAGCCGTACAAGATCTGGATCGACGTTACCTCGGAGAAGCTCCTCCGCATCGAAGTGCGGTACGAGGTTGACCAGACCGGGCGTCCGCTCAACGGTCGCTTGCCGATTGAGGAATACACGCACTACCGCTTCCTTGTGAACCCGGACGGCTTCTACGGGTACGGGCTTGGCTTCCTGCTGGGCAAGACGAACATCGCGGTCAACAAGCTCCTGCGCCAGTTCATCGACGCGACCACGCTGTCGATCCACGGCAACATGAGCGGGTTCATCTCGGAGGCCCTGAACATCAGCAAGGGGCCGGTGAAGATCGAACTCGGCAGCCTGAAGACGGTCTCGGCCAGCACGGACGATATCCAGAAGGGCATCAAGACGCTGTCCTTCCCCGCCCCGCCTCCCACGCTCATGCAGGCCATCGCCCAGCTTGAGACGCGCGCCCAGCGCATTGGCGCTACAACGGATGCCGCTGCTGGCGACATCAACAAGGTCTTCCAGCCCACGACCATGCAGACGATGGTCGAGCAGTCGCTGGTGATGTTCACCTCGGTGCAGGAGTTCCTGCTGCACTCTTGGTCAAAGGAACTGAACAAGATCTATCGCCTCCACGGGATCTACTTCCGTGGGATCGAAAGCTTCATCTCGGTCAGCCCGGAGGGGCCGGAAGAGATGGTCGTCAGCGACCAAGACTTCATGGACGACATGCTCATCATGCCCGTGGCTGATCCCCGGATGATGAACCAGCAGAGCCGCCTCCAGAAGGCACAGTTCCTGTTCGACTTCGCCACGAAGAACCCACTTGTCGCCAACAACCCGGAAGTCCTGCTCGCGGTGTCGAGGAGGCTGCTAGAGGAGATGGAAATTGACGGGATTGACAGCATTCTTCCGCGATCTGTGGACCAACTACCGGAGCCTGCGCCGGATCCGAAGGCCATGGCTGAGCAGGCGAAGGTCCAGGTCGAGCAGCAGAAGCTCCAGCTAGAGGCGCAGTCGGCGCAGCAGCAGTTGCAGATCGAAGCGCAGAAGATGCAAGTCGATCAGCAGATGAAGCAGGCGCAGATGGTCGGGGACCAGCAGCTTCAGCAGCTTCGCATCGAAAACGAGCGGATGTTGCAGGAGATGCGGATCCAGAACGAGGCCGAGATCGCGCGCATGAAGCAGGAATACGAGAACGTGCGCGTCCAGCAGGAGCTTGCCGCCAAGCAGTCCATGGAGGCCCAGAAGGCCAAGATGGAGGCCGACACGAAGATCATGGTGGCGCGCATCGGTGCTTCGGGGGCAGATGTCCCGGCCATCGAAGCCGTGACCTCGTCCACGCAGCAGCTTGCGACGAGCATGGGCGAGGATGTGCGCCTGATGATCTCGCAGATGGAAGCCCAGAACGCTGCCCGCGACCAGCGCATGATGCAGATGATCCAGTCCCTCATGCAGTCCATGGGCGCTCCGCGAAGGATCATTCGTGGTGCCGATGGCAGGGCAGAGGGTGTCGAGGTCGTACCCGGAGGGATGATGCAATGAAGCAGCCAGCGATGGAGTGGCGACCGGCAATGGATTGCTGGTTGCTAAGGACGGAGCAGCCCCTTGCCGAGCGTCATGTGCGCGCTTGCAAGGACTTCATGCTGAAGATCCAAGCGGGGCGTCGCATCGGGCTGATGCCGGGCGATATCCGCGACGATCTGGACGCAAGTGTCCGCGCACTCAACGAGAACCGGATCAAGCAATGGGCTGCTGGCCCGAGCATGGACGGGCGCGGGGAGATCACGGTGTTCGGCGCGACGCAGGGCACCGGCAAGCTAATCATGGACATGGGAGCCTGACATGGCAGCGACTTGGCGAGCGACCTCTGGTGCGGTGGCGTATGCCAACGCGAAGGACATGCTCAACGTCTTCAACGGCACCTCGTCGACGCGCATCATCCGCGCCTACAGGGCCTACTGGTTCAACAACGGCACCGCAGCGGTGACCGGCGTCATCACGACTGCCCAATGCCGCCGCATCACGGCAGCTTCGGTCGGCACCGCTGTGACGCCCGTGAAGCACGACACCAACTCGTCGGCCCTTAACGCCAACACGACCTGTGGCACCAACCAGACGGTCACGGGATCGGACATCTTCCGCCGCTTCCTCTTCGTGAACGAGGAGCCCGTCGTGGGCGGTACGACTCAGGCCAACTGGCTGACGCTGATTCCGTTCGCGGAAGTCTGGAACGCTGGCTACACCGACACGAACGTGGAGCCTATCGTCTGCCGCGCGACGCAAGGCTTCGAGCTGTTCCACTCGGGCTCGTCGGTTGTTGGCACGGCGGACCTTGAAATCGAGTTCACCGATTCTGCGACGTAAGCCATGAAGACGCTGCGCCACAAGGCTTGCCTGCATGAGTGGGAGGTGGAGGAGTCCTTCGCCTCTCGCGTGGAGAACGACATCAACGGAGGGCTTGGCCCGGCGTCGCCGCCCATCGTCTGCCCTGGGTGCAAGGTGCCGTCGCGATACAGCGAATTCGTCGTTGTGACGCCCGATGACTGAGACCTTCCTCGTTTACCAGCGCGCAGTCGATGTGCGTCCGCTTGAGGACGGGATGTTCGCCCTCTTCAACGACGAGGCATCTGACCCGCGCCGGTATTACGAGTTGGTCAATCTCAGGCTTTCGCCCGTCGCGCCGACAAGCAACGCGCAGGCCGGCTCGGGTCGCGCGGGCGCTCTTGCCCTTTATCGCACCACGGCGAGCAGCGGCGGTGATGCTGTCTTGCCCATCCAGCACGACACCGCATCCGCCAGCCTGCCCTCTCAGGTGACGTTCACGACCAACCCCGACAGCGTCACGACCTCTGGCATC